CTTCCAGTGAACAGGGTGGGAGATACGTATGTGGTCGATATCATCAATCCGACAGAGTACGCGTCTTATGTCGAATATGGGCACAGGACCCGCGGCGGGAAAGGCTGGGTCAAGGGACAGTTCATGCTCACAAAATCAGAGATCGAGCTGGACCGGCAGGCCCCGCAGATCCTGGAAGCAAAGATCAAAAAGTATCTGGAGGAGATCCTGAATGATTAATGAGATCATGACCGGCATCACGGTCAAGCTGGACAGCATTTATGGGGATACTTGCAGATACTATGGAGACAGGGATGAGATCCAGGATCTGGAGCCGCCCTGTTTCTTTGTGAGCATCCTGAACCACGCTGTGCGCCCGGTCCATGACCGGAGATATCGTGCGGACTGCCTGTTCGATATTGCTTATTTTCCGGGAGAGCACGGAGACAATGCGGGGATGCACGAGATCGGAGACAGATTGTTCCAGGAACTGGAGTATATCACTCTGGCAGACGGCTTTCCGGTCCGGGGCAGAGACATGAGCTACGAGATCGTGGATGGAGTGCTGCATTTCCAGGTATCCTACAGCGGCTTTTATCTCCGGGAGGCGGAGGAAACGTACATGGAGGACCTTGAGCAGATCCACAGCATCAAAACGGGGGAATGACGGATGGGCAAGGCGAAGAATACAAAGGCTGTGAAATACAAGGGCAGCCAGATTTTAAAAGACGCAAGGTATGATCATCGCACGGCGAGGATCGTACTGGATCCGGAGAAAGAATACAGCCTTAAAGAGGCGGATGCTCTGATCTCCGAGTATTTACGAAAGAGAGGTTGATTATATGCTGGGTGGTGGAACTTTCATCGCACAAAACAAGGTTTTACCGGGTTCCTACATCAACTTTGTCTCTGCCTCCAGTACCAATGTAAATCTTGGCGAGAGAGGCTATGCGGCGATCGCATTGCCGCTGAAATGGGGCAAGGATGATGGGATTTTTGAAGTTACTTCTTCGGATTTCCGGAAGAACACGGTGAAGCTGTTTGGCTTTACTTATGATTCTGACGACGCAAAAGGTCTCCGGGATCTGTTCAAAAATATCAAGACTCTGTATTGCTATAAGCTGATGGTAAACGGTGCAAAGGCATTAAACAGTATGGCGGAAGCACTGTACAAGGGATCTGCAGGGCTTAAGATCGCAACGGAAATCGTCGCGAATACGGACAACACTTTCCAGGCGAATATCTATTTTAACGGCACCCTGGTTTACGAAAAGAAAGTCGCTGCGCTCACCGACCTTACTTCTGATGATAATGGCTTTGTCGTTTGGACGCTTTCTACGCTGCAGGCCTACACGATAGAACTGATGGCGGCACCGACAGAGACCATCGATGAAGAAGAGGTCCCGATCAATCTGGACGGTGATCCTGTTACCGCGACGGAGCACTCCGCTTTTCTGGACGCAGCAGAGGCTTATACGTTTAACGCCATGGGCTGCCTGTCCGAAGAAAGTGCAATCAAAGATCTCTATGTGCAGGAATGCAAAGACATGCGGGATGATCATGGCGTCAAGTACCAGCTGGTCGTCTATGAAAAAGCCGCTGACTTTGAAGGCGTGGTAAATGTCAAGAACTCTGTGGATGCGGTCTGGTGGACCACCGGTGTGATCGCCGGCACTGCGGTCAATGCTTCCTGCACCAACAAGAAGTATGACGGTGAGTTTAGCTTCAATACCAACTATACCAAGGCTGAGCTGGAGAACGCGCTGGCTACAGGTCAGTTCGTATTCCACAATGTCAACGGCGAAGTGAGGGTATTGAGTGATATCAACAGCCTTACGACCTTCAGCGATACAAAGGGCAGGGACTTCCAGGCGAACCAGACGATCCGCGTAATCGACCAGATCGCCATGGACATCGCCAAGGTGTTTAACACCTACTATCTGGGCATTGTTCAGAATGATACTGCCGGCAGGCTGTCCTTCTGGAATGAAGTTGTAAAGCACCACCAGACGCTTGAGAGCATGCGGGCGATCGAGAACTTCAACCCGGACGATGTGGTAGTTGAGCGCGGTGATACCAAAAAGGATGTGGTCGTTTATGATGCCATCGAAGTGGTCAACGCCATGGAGAAGCTCTACATGTCCGTGGTTGTAGCGTAAAGGAGGGAATGGATATGCTTAATCAGATGAAGAGCAGAGATGCAATCAGCGGTTCCCTGGCTGAATGTTTTGTGACGATCGAGGGCAACCGTTACAATTTTATGCAGGCCATCAACCTGGAAGCATCCATCGAGAAAAACAAGGTGGAAGTCCCGATCCTCGGGAAGACCGGCAAGGGCAATAAGGCTGCCGGCTGGACCGGATCCGGATCTGCGACCTTCCACTACAACACGTCCATCTTCCGGCAGCTCCTGAAGCGTTATAAGGACACCGGCGAGGATATCTACTTCGATATCCAGGTTACCAATGAGGATCCAACTTCCACTGTAGGAAGGCAGACGGTGATCCTTAAGGACTGCAATGTGGACGGAGGGATCCTTGCCAAGTTTGACGCCGATGCAGACTACCTGGACGAGGATATGGATTTCACGTTCGAAGACTTTGAGATCCCGGAACAGTTTACGCCGCTTACCGGCATGATGTAATGATTTATTGGCACGAGGGCATGGTTTCGGCTGTGCCCTCTTTTTCAGGAGGATGAAGGATGAACTTATCAGCATTTCTGGCAGAGAATGCCCTGAAAAGCGAGAACGTAAAATATGTTGCTTCCCACAGGTTTGTGGAGGATGGTAAACCCGTTGAATGGGAGATCGGCTGTATCGATTCTGCGACGGATGAAGCGCTCCGGAAAGACTGCACGAGTAGGGTTCCGGTTCCAGGAAAGCGAGGTCAGTTCACACAGGAAACAGACATCAACCAGTATCTCGGGAAAATGGCTGCCATGTGTACTGTATACCCGAATCTGAATGACGCTGCCCTGCAGGACAGCTACAAAGTCAATGGCGCGGATGCGCTCCTGAAGAAGATGCTCCTCCCCGGTGAATATTCTGATTACCTGAATAAGGTTCAGGAAGTGAACGGTTATACCATCTCTATGGATGAACTGGTGGAAGAGGCAAAAAACTCATAAACGAGGGCGATGTGGACGCGAACTATGCGTACTATTGCCTTCACCAGCTGAACATGCTTCCTTCGGTCTATCTTTCCCTGTCAAGGCAGGAAAGGGCTTTTATTGTGGCGGCTATAGATATCAAGACGGAACATGAGAAAGCGGAGAAAAAGAAGATCGAGAACAGGAAGCACAGTCGCAAAAAACGGTAAAGGAGGGCGGATATATGGCGACAATCAATAGCAGCATCCAGATGTTCGACGGCATGTCTCCGGCTCTTAAGTCAATGAACAGCGCTTTGAAGACTGTCCTGAGCAGTTTTGAAGCAATGCAGCGGGCGTCATCGAAATCCGTAGACAATTCTGCCATCAAAGATGCGCGAAACGAACTGGCAAAGGCGGAGACGATCCTGGATAAGATTGAGGAGGACGCCAGGAAAGCGGAAAACCAGCAGAATAAGTTCAATAATGCCATGCGCGCGGGCGGCGCTGCGGCAGATGCCCTCGGAAGGAAAATCAAAGCCGTTGTCGGTGCCGTAGCAGGCCTTGCCGGAGTCAGGAAGGCAATGGGCTGGATTCAGGACACCACAGGTGCCTTTGATGTACAGAGAGGCGCGGAGACACAGCTGATGTCTGTCATGGGCAACATGGTCGACTGGAGTAAAACACCAAAATTCATCGTAGGGATCGACGATACCCTGGCGCTGAATGAAGCCGGGGAGCTCGTCAGCAAGATCGACGGCATGAAGGTGGATGTTACCCCGGAAATGCGAACCGATTACCTGTTGGACCAGTTCGGTATACTGACGAGCAAGGCTGCTGAGATCCAAAGCCGCGGCATCTATGGAGATGAGGCGATGATCGCCGCTGCCGGAGAGCTTGCCACTTATATGTCCGATACAGACGCCATCACCATGATGATGGACACGCTGTCCAATTATGCTATGGGCATGTCCGGTGGTGGTGAGCTTGATACGACAGCCATGGTGGACTACGCCACTAACCTTGGCAAGATCATGACCGGCGCCTATGACGCTATGACCAAAAAAGGCTTCGAGTTCACTGATGCACAGAAAGCTGTCATTGACGGAACTGCGACGCAGAAGCAATACGTGGAGGCCCTTGGTGAAGGCTGGAAGGACATGTCCGAAGACATGCGGGCTGCTACGGTGATCAGCGACATAGTAAACGAGTCCTGGGCTGGCCTCTATGAGACTATGTCCAACACTCCGGAAGGTAAGATCATCCGGATGAACAATGCATTCGGAGACATGAAGGAAATCATTGGTGGGCAGTTATATCCATATGTCATTCTGCTGGTGGATAGTATTTCAAATAATTTCGGTACTATTCAGGGAGTATTGGACGGGTTCACAGCAGGCCTCCAATTCATTATGTGGATCCTGTCGATGCTTATGAACGGGGCGTTTGAGGTGGCAACCGTGATCATGGATAACTGGTCCTGGATTGAGCCGATTATCCTGGGGATAGCCGGAGCTATGGCAGTTTTCTATGGATGGCAGCTTCTTTCCAATGCAGTGAGTGCAGTAACCACAGCTTTACATGCCGCCATGGCGACAGCGCAGATTGCCCATGCAGTAGCGACAGGAACGCTTACTGCGGCAACAGCAGCTGAAACGGCCGCACAGCAAGGACTGAATGTCGCCCTTGCTACTTGCCCGATCGTCTGGATTATAGCAGCGGTGTTGGCATTTATCGCCGTGATCTACGCTGCCGCTTCAGCCGTAGCTAAATACACAGGTATAGCACAGTCCGGATTCGGCGTGATAACCGGTGCCATCAGCGTGGCAATAGAGGCCATTAAGC